GCCCCAAAGACTAACAGCGGCGGCATGCCGCGACGGCGTTACCAGATATGGTGGCAGAACGCGGCAGCAAGTAAAGCAGAAAACACCCCGCCACTGTGGCGTGACATCAGAATTGTGTGTGGCGTGACATCAGAATTGGCAGGGTTTGACAGCAGAAGTTGCAGCAGCGGGGTTTTGGGGGAAGCGGGGGTGAATGGGGGCTTCAAGAGGGGGGTGACGGGGTGGTTAAAGCAGTCGATACCGACCGAACCGAGTGTGGGCCGCTTCCCGAAATTCGCGGCGCGAGTGAAACAACAATCGTGAAGTGCGACGGGCAAAGCGACGTCAAAACGCCGTGGACACCCAATCTGGGGATCAGGATGCGTCTAGGTAGGCTTCGTCAAACGTGACAGGAGGGCTTGCCAGCATCGCAAGCTTGCCTCGAACCTCCAGCAGGTATGAACGTCCCTTCTCGGCAGCAATGTTTTGGATGCCGCAATGAGCATGATTTCCCTGGATTGGGATCGGAATCACACGAAGCGCGGGTGCGCCTTTGAAAAAAATCAATCTCACCGAGCCACAATGCAATCTTCCGACGTAGGCGCTCTCTCGCATTACTGTCTGGCCGTCGACTTTGGTCTGTTGGTTTGCGGCCGTCGCCACCATGCACTCCCGAACGGCCAAGTCGCTGCGGTCGACACTAACGTGATCTTCGGGCCTTCCTGACAGCTCTTTTGACCGAAAGGCCGTTGGCTTAACCTGACTCCCTTCGATGTCGTCAGGATGCCAAACAAGCTTCAGAAGCGTTACATGATCCGGCGGCACATTCGTCCTCAGGCTGCAATCAGACCCCTAACAACCGACCCGGTCATTGTAGCGATGAGCGAGGGAGGAAGTGGTTCTCCGACAAGTTCGCTGTCAGAGCGAATAGGGTCATCATAGCCCTCGGCATAGAAGGCGTAGCTCCCATCGCTGTAGACCGAGACCGTGGCCATCATGCCTCCGTCGCGCCAATAGAAGCAAATTGAACCGTCATCGTCCGCGCTGATCATCGGGGAAACGAGGTTCGGCATTTCCCGGGCAAACTGGGAAGTAAGTTCGACGGCTTCCTCGATTGTTTCCGACGAGGGAGCCACAGTCCCTTCGCCTTTCCAGCCGTCGCTGGCAGAGGAATAATTCCAGATCCGGACGACTGTGCTCTCAAGCCACGCTGCATGCTGCGGTTGGTCAGCATATGCCTTATGCATGGTATCCGTCATGCTTACGGTGGAACTTTGCAATGTGCTTGCGGCCAATCCCCCATTGACCGGGACGGGCAGCGAACTGTAGTCGCCTGAATCTTGTGCCGAGTGCGCCGTGCCAGCAGGAGGAAAAATATGCGGAACCGAAAGAAGGAAAGACGGCAGCACCAGCGCAATTGTTGAGACAGTGGTGATCATGGCTTTGAAAAGTCCGAAATGCCGACTGAGCTTAGGATCGCGGGTTGAACGGCGTTCTTGAAGCGATCTTTGGACAGTCCGTGCAGAAAATCAAGGTGCGATAGGATCGGTCTGTCATCGAGAGGGTACATTTTTCCCCTCAGATCTACTTTGGTCAAGATTGCAACCATCCTCGCTGGCGTCGACCGACCAGGCGGTACGGCGTCGCTTGCGTCAAAATTTTGGTTGATCAGCACATCACCATCCCCCGCGTGTTCATACCATCCTCGATGGATGTGCCACAGAGTTCGACCAGACAAAGCGTCTTGGTGAAGCTGATCCGCCAGTCCAACCAACAGTGTGGCAGGAGCCGCATCTTCAACCGGACCGTCGTAGAAAAACCGGTCGAAATACTCGAGCGAAATCAGATCAACATCGAGCGTCAACACCGCCATCTCGATCAAGTCGGTCATTATCTTGTCAAACCTCTGCTTAAACGTCTCCCATTTCCGGTATTCGATGGTCTCATAGATGACCTGGTCGCCAGTTACGGCAGCCAGCTCAATCGGTTCACCGGCCGAAGAGCTACGTGAGAACTGCCAGCCTGGAGCTGACGTCGGCGGCGATGTGACGATAGGTTGACCTTCATCGGTAAGCTTAAGCGCGAAGTTGAAGTTGTTGAGAGGTATCGGTCCTTCAAGCCGGATATCGTGCCGCTTCCTCGCGATCGTCTCCCCCATCTGCCGCGAAAGCTTGCTGGGGACGTTTTCGCGGAACTTCACGATGAACCTGACACGCTCGATGGCATGCGCGGGGTTTATTGGGGTCCAGGACATTTGTGATCAGGAACTTCTAAGGATCGTGCTGCCGATACGTGAACTGATGACATATTACAACACGAATTCCTAACGAATTGCACTGCTTTCGCGCGCTCGCCCATCGCGTGGGCCCCACGACGCCCCAACCGCTGGGACCAAAACTCTAGCGAACGTCGGGTGCCGCAGGTAGATGGCGGCGACCTCGGCGGCGGGCAGGCAGGTGATCAGCCGTCCCCAGTGATCATCGGCGGCGTCGGGCGTTTCCAGGCCAGCCAGAGGGCGCCGAGCGCCAGCACGGCCCAACCAAGCCAGGGCGGCAGCGCAATCGGGTCAGCCACCACATCGGTCGCGGCAACGCCGCCCCCGGCGCCGGTGGCGGTGGTCGCCGCCACGGTCTTGGTGCGCGCGTCGAGCGCACGCTGCAGCGTCGAAAGCGTGGCCTTGCCGATGACACCGTCGACCGTCAGGTCATAGTCGCGCTGGAAGGCCTCGACGCCTTCGCGCAGGATGCCGCTCGTGCCAGGCGCGCCGGTGACAGTATAGCCGAGCGAGGTCAACGCCTCGCGGATGCGTTGCGCCTCCGCCGCATCGACCATGATTGCGAACCCGGCAAACACGCCGCGCGCCGCAGGCGGCGGGTTTGCGGTGTAGATGCCCTCGGCAATCAGCAGGTATTCTTCTTCGCGCCGCCGCTCGAGGCCGGGGAACACCCTGCCGCCCGCCTTGTTCCAGAGCTTGATCGCGGCCCGCATGCCCGGCAGATCGTGGGCGCGCCACTTGCCCACCCAGCTTGCGCGGCCAATGGCGCCGGTGTTGAAGTGGAACGACACACCGCCGTCAAACTCGTGCTGCTTGGCCCCGGGCATCGCCGCCATCACGCCGGGCTCGTAGTTCGCGGCAAGCGCCTCTCTCAACAGTTCGCGCGCGCGCTCGCGCGTGAGCGTCATCCCCGACCCCGGCTTGATCACGCCCGAAGCCGCCGTCAGCCCGGAGCCGATCGTCCAGATCCCGACCGGGTCGCGATAGGCCTTCAGGATCGAGCCTTCCTGGCGTTCGGTGAAGGCGATCCCCTTCTCGCTGGTCTGCATGCTGCCCTCCAGGAAAGAGGGCAAATCGGCCCTCGCTGACAGCGCCAGCATGGCCGCGAGCGGCGCATGAAAACACCCGCAAGGGCGTGTGGGGGCAGGCTCAGATCAGGGGAAGCTGGCGCGGGTCTGCGGCACCCGGGCCGGGGCTGTCAACGATCCAGCGGCGCACCGAGACGTCGCTCGTGTGCAATCTGCGGGCAATCTCGGCTTTGGGCAAGCCTTTTGCGTGCATCACGCGCGCCACCCAGGGCTTGGCGGTCGGCACCCGGCGCGGCAGATGCTCGGCCGCCCGCGCCAGTGCCGTGGCGCGATCGATCCCGACCAGTGCGGCCAGCCGCCCGCGCCCCTTAGGGTTGGCGGCAAGGTAAAGCTCGGCGCCGCCGAAGGTCAGCAGGAACTCGACCGCGCTCTCGATGCCCAACACCCGGACGTAGGGCTCGACATGCGCGGGCGGGGCGGGCAGATCAGACATCGTCCGCCACCCCGAAATGGTCCGTCTGGTTGCCCCAGACCTCGTGCCCCGCCCAGGGCTCGCGTGCGAAGATCTCGCAGAAATACTGGCGCGGCAGCAGCCGGTCGATCATCTCGCGCATCTCGACCGGCTTGCGCGAATGCTCGCGCCGGATCGCCTCGATGCTGTCGGGGATGTCCCAGGGGGCGAGGGTGACCACCTCATCTGGCGCAAGGATGACATTGCGCTCGGATCGCGACGCCACCTGCGGGCGACCGATCTTGCCGATCAGGTAGGGCTCGGTGGACGAGCGCATCACGTAGCCGGTGCCCATCGCGACGTTCCAGTTCACGGTGCGCTTCAGCCACGACCCGCCGGTCACGTAGGAAAAGCCCCAGGCTTCCAGCACGTCCCCGGCCATCATCAGATGCGGCCAGGTGGACCAGAGGAAGAGATAGCAGTTTGGCCCCGCCAGCCCTGCGACCGGCAGCGCCTTGATCGTGTCGAGATCAAGCGTCGCGTAATGCGCCTCGGGGCTTTTCGCGTGCCCAGCGGCCGAACGCATCGCGTAGGCCCAAGGCGGGTCGGCGAGGATCGCGCCATATTTGAAGGGCGTGAGCGGGGCGAAGGGCCAGATCATTCCTCGCGCTCACGCCGCTGGCGGCCGGTGCGCAGATCGGGCGTTGATGCCTCAAGCACCGTGGTCACATAGCCCTCGCGCAGCGTGTAGCGGAACCCGTCGACGATCACCGCCGAGGCGCCGACCGCAACGGCGCGGTCGACGCGCTGGCCGATCCGGCAGCGCAGCGCCTCGACATCGACCAGCATGACCCGCTCGAGATAGCGCAGCACCGCGTGATCGGTGACGATGACGATCGGCTTTTTCATGGGCGCGGCCCGCCCTTCGGGTCGATCCCGGCGCGGCGGCACATCGCCTTCAGCGCGTCGATCACGTCCTTGATCCGTTCCCAGTCCGACATCGCGTCGATGTCGATCGGCACATGGCCCCAATGGGCCTCGAACCGCGCCCGCACGAAGGCGTTGAGCCCGCGCCGCCCGGCGACCTTCACCGCGCCCTTTTCAGCCAGCAGCCGCCAGAGCACATGAGCATAGCGCACATCGCCCCGACGCGCCGCCGGGCGGCCGCGCTTGCCCTTGGCCGGATCGCCGGTGGGCGCAAAGCCGCGGGCCTTCAGCGCCGCGACCAGCTTTTCCAGATCCGCCTCGCCCATCTCGCGCATGCTCGCCTTGCCGGTCACGACGAACTGCAGATCGCGCCGGGTCTCGGCGTCGATCCCCAGTTCGCGGCAGCCGACATGGACGAGCTTCTGAAGCGCGCGGGTGGTCATCCCTCAAGCCTTCGCCAGGTCGATGGTGATCGCCGACCAGGCGGCATCGTGGCGGGGCCGCGCATAGCAGCGCACGTAGGTTTTCGAGCCGACCACCCTCATCGCATCGCGGATCGCCGCCATGGCGCGCAGCCAGCGCGCATCGGAAATGTCGAGCCGCAGCAACATGAAGATCTCGCTCCTGTTGATCTGCCCGGCCTTGTCGGTGTTGAACGCCCGCGTCACGATCGCGCGGATCTCGGGGCGCGCCTCGGCCGACCATTCATTGAGGCATTCGTCGACCAGCCCCTTGGCGATCTGCAACTCGGGGCCGAAGTCGATGTGATCGGCCACCTGCACCTGCACCTTGTAGAGCCCGTCGACGCTTTGCAGCGTCTTGTTGCCCTTGGCGCCGCCGATGGTCGCGCCGTATTCCTGCTCGAGGATCGCATCAAACCCGCCGATATCGTCGAAGGTGTGTTCCTTGAAGCGCGCGATCTGGTCGGAAAGTTCGAGCGCGTAGCCCACGATCTTGCGCGTGACCTCGTCCTGCAGCAGATCCTGCGGTTTGATCATTTCGAGCGGCTTCAGCCCGCCCTTGGCATCGGCCATGTAGGGTTTGCCATTGAGTTCAAAGCGGCCGTCGGGCACGCGCTGGGTTTGGGGTTCTGGGGTCACGCCCGGTCTCCTTCTGTGATGATGAGCCGGTCGGGCACCGCGCCCCCCGGCGGAATTGCCACGAGACCAAAGGCGGCAAGCGCCCCGGCCATTGCGGTGAGTTCGTCGGTGCTCACGAGACTCGCGCCACGCAGGCCGAGCGCATCGACCTTGCCAAGGCCACGCGCGGCGAGCAGCAGCATTTCGGTCAGGGTCCAGCGGTCAGTCATTGCCGCCGCCCGCCGTCCCGCCAAGGTCTTGCTCGAGCGTCCGCAACGCCTGTTTCAACGCGCGCAGACCTTCGAGACCTACGATCGTGGTTCGGTTCGGCGCCGAAGTCGCGCCTCGGCCGAGCAGCAGCCAGTTAGAGCGGGATGACGCTACACGGAACCATATCCTGAGTTTCTGAGGTAGTTTTCACATTCCTGCGGGGTGAACTGGTCGAGCAGGA